TCTTCCATATTTCCATTCATTGTAGGATCCATTGTGACTAGGCAAGATTTACGTCGGCTACACAGTAACGATAATAGATACTCTTGCCAACTGTATCGCTGTGACGGGTGATTTCAATGACATTTCCAGGCACTGCACCAATGAGACGAGCTTGAATGTCTTGAGAATCAATCCAAGGCATCTGGTCTTCAGGTTTCACAATACGGTTCTTATCTAGGACCTCTTTCATCTCCTCGGGTGAGAGAATACGATGCGGCACAGACATTCGGTGAGTGCTGATGTCTATGAGAAGTTCACGAAGATGGAAGAACTGTAAACGTTCCTTGATAAAGGTAGAACGAATCAGATTCATCAGGTTTCCCGACGGTTTGGAAGCCGAAACAATGATAGTTCCATTCTTATAGTTGTTCTCAGCTGCAAAGGCGAGATAGGTGTTTACGTCACGTTCCAACATCTTATCCTTCTTACTGAAGAGGACCAACACATCGCCTATCGTGTAGGCGGCTACATCCTTCAAACCTGTCTCAGCTACAGGTTTAGTCTCCGTGGGTAACTTTCTGCGTTCAAAGAGAGTACGAAGTGTTTCTAGAGCCTTGTCTTCCATTCTGCCCTTTCTAACTACGATGGAAAGAGTTCGTTTTTTATTGCCGGAGATAGAACAATGCTTCACTTCGTTGCTCTTTTTATAGGATTGGTTGCACTCTTGGCAGTATGGAAAGTTTCAGGCGAACCCGAGAAGTTTCAACCCGAACTGTTGGATCGTAGTCAATCTCAACGAACTCAGGAACTCGAACACTCTTCCTATGAACAGAGAACTAACCACACTCCACGAAACTCATTCGTTGAACCTGTCAGCGGAATGGCAACTCCGTTCCGAGTAAACGCATATACAGCCGTGAGGTGAAGTAGTTTAATGAGCACAAAAGGCAAAATTCCAAAAGCTCTTCGTGAACAGGTATGGATAGTCAAAGTCGGTCACGTCTTTGATGGTAAATGTGGAATCGTATGGTGTACGAACCGAATGAATGTGTTTGACTTTCATTGTGGTCACAACATCCCGGAGTCTAAGGGTGGTGAGACTACTTTAGATAACTTAGTTCCTATCTGTTCACGATGCAATGTGAGTATGGGGAATCAGTTTACCATTAACGAATGGAATGCAAAATTTGCTTCACGAGTGAAACCTTGGTGGAGAAGGATTTTAAGGTGGGGGTGTTGAATCTGTAAATGACGACCGTTGTTACAATGTTTTTTAACTTACAACGGATATCCGGCGCTGTATCGTCCACTCGACCGATTGAGTTTTACATGAAGAATGGACGTGCAACACTGAGCGCACCTGCTCCGATGGTCATCTTCTGCGATACATCTACAAAAGCGGAGATTCAGGCTATCCGAGAAGAACTCTCAACCTATCCAACAGTCTATGTTGAAAAGAATATTGCAGACTATGATTTTTTTCAACTTCACTACCCGATTATCATGAACAATCGAACGCGTTCTCCTGGATATAAAGACCCAAATGATCGCAATACGCCTGCACATTTCTTAACGACGATGTTCAAGATTCCAGCACTCTACATGGCGTACCAACGCTGTTATTTCCCAGAGTCAACTCATTACATGTGGCTTGACTTTGGTTGTTCTCATATGGCTCTCGATGTTACGGGTGCAGTTATACCCATTGTGAAAAATCCCAGACCAAAGGTAACCTGTGCCGCAATTCATTATCGGTCAAACCGAGAACTGTACCCTATGTCCGAATATATGAAATGGGGTGGTCCATGTTCATTGGTTGGAACGGTTATGACTGTTCAACGAGAGTACATGTGCTTATTTTATACTGGAATGATGTCCATCTTTTTTGAACAGCTTCGAGAAGGTGTTGGTCATACAGAGGAGCAAGTACTTGTCTATCTATATAACCGTCATCCAGAACTCTTTACTCTTTACTTTTCGGATTATCGGTCGTGTTTGGTGAATTACCATCGCAGTGTAGAGGACCATTGGACAATTCGAACACATTTCATTCATAACGCACTTGCAGATGGACGTAAGGATTTAGCCGATCAAGCCGAACATAGTTTATAATGCACAGTTTCTACATTAATCTCAACCGTCGTACGGATAGACGTGAACTTGTTGAAGAGGAATTCAAACGTATCGGATTAGAAGTTGAACGATTTCCTGCTGTGGAGTACACGCCCGGTGCAATTGGATGTAATCTTTCACATATCGAAGTATTGAAACTCGCTAAGTCACGTGGATATGAATCCGTAATGATCTTCGAGGATGACTTTGAGTTTTTGATTTCCAAAGAGGAATGGAATCAGCAGATCTCACGCCTCCCTACAAGTTATGATGTAGTCATGCTATCCTATAATCTAGTCCAGTCAACTCCGCATGATGAAACGTTTCTTCGAGTTCAAGAAGTACAGACGACAAGCGGATACATTGTACATTCACGTTTTTACGATACATTGATTGCACGATGGGAAGAAGGTGCACGATTGTTCATTGAACAGCCTCATATGGATTGGGTTTATATTTTGGATCAGTACTGGAAACCTCTACAGTCAAATGCTAAATGGTATGCTTTCAAAACTCGCATTGGTAAACAGCGTCCAGGGTTTAGTGATCTTGTTGGAAACTATGTTGAATATCATTGTTAAGATTCCAATCTAGAAGAGAGCTAGCTCTATTCATACATGTACATACTTGCGGAAGGTAGTTCAAGTTCAGATACACCCTTGTTTGTTAGTTTGAACAAGAGTGTAGGCGGACATTCAGTCTTGTTCTTTCCAGAAAAATCAGTCGCTGAATGGTTCTTCAATAAAGGAATCGCAGAAAAGCCGTTGATTGAATGGTTCTGCAAAACCTTTGTTAAACCTAATAAGGTGTTTTTGGATATTGGGGCCCATGTAGGAACCTATACACTTGAATGCGCTCCACATGCACTTCATACACATGCGTTTGAATGTAATCCAAAGGTCTTCTGTTACTTAGCTGCAAATACAGCACTTCATCAGCTTGAATCAAAGGTTACAGTTCATTCATGTGCACTGGGTTCAGCTCCGGGAATACTTCCTTATTTCATTCGCTCAGAGGATGGTGGAGGGAATGGAATTCAAATTCTTAACGAATCGGACTCAAAACGACAGTCTATTCCAGTTGAAGTTCGAACACTGGATTCATTCAATCTGGACAACATTGGATGCATCAAGATTGACGTTGAAGGATTTGAAAAAGACGTACTCATGGGTGCTCGTGAAACACTCCGTCGAAATGGATATCCGCCCTTTATCTTTGAAAGCTGGGGTGAATGGAAACAGGACGTGTCGCCTAGTTTACGCACTGAACTGTTTGAGTATATACGAACTGAACTAGGCTATCAAATCATTGAACTCTCAGGTGCTCAAGATATGTTTCTAGCGTCTAGGATTGAATCATCATGATCGGCTTTATACCACTGAAAACAGTCACTCATTAGAACCCAGTAATTCACCTCCCATGTAATACGTGGCAGATTGGCTTTGTACAGTTCAGTCTGTCGCTGATAGGCTTTCTCGAACAGACTACGATGACCAATCATGAAACCACCGCAATATCTCCAACAGATACTGTACCAAAGGTTATGAAATCTATTAGACCAACATCCGGGAATTAGAATCTTGTCCTGACGATAGGTTGAAAGTGAAAGTTCACGAATACGTTGAGCACACTGTTGTGGATCTTTGAAGATAGCAAACACTGCAAAATCAATCCATGCTAAAAAGTCTGCATCTGTTCTAGTGACTGTCTCCGATAGAAACTTGAGCTTCATAAGTTGAATCTGCATATACACTGCAGTATCCTTCGAAGGATTACGTTCATATGGAAGAGTGAATGCCCTATCTGTAAAAATAGGCTCGGTAGGGATAACGGTTACGTTCGAATAAGAATGTTCCATAGTTAGACGACTGTCTATATATGCAACAATCTGTACTCCTGTGTCAGCAAGTGTCTCGAAATGTTTGAAGTAATGATTAATCGATCTAAACATCGGTCCAGGCGGAAGGACTAATGCTGTAACAAACGTTACGGTCATTATGGAACATGGTTTTTCATCTGAAAGTAATAATGCCGAGTTTACTTACGGTCGAATTGATTGGAGGACTTGGAAATCAGCTATTTCAACTTGCAGCCTTAATGAGCATCTCTAAACGAACTAAACGTACACCGTACATTCAATCCATTACAAACCCATCACCACATTCAACGATTTCATATTTTGATACTCTCTTTCAATCCTATAAAGTCCTACATTCAACCATTCGACCTCGTAGTCATATGACCGAGAATGATGGACTACAACTTCAATGGTCAATTCCAATCATCGGATCACCGATTGAATTACGTGGCTATTTCCAAGACTGGCGATACATTGACCCTGAATTCATTTTCACTCTGAAATTTCCACAGCACGTGAGAACTAAGTATCCGGGAACTGAGAATGCTATTTTTCTTCATATTCGAGGAGGTGACTACGTAGGCAATGCATATCATGACGTTGGACTGGATGCCTATTATACACGTGCGATCGCACTCTTTCCAAACGCCCACTTCTTTCTTGTAACAAACGATTTGAAGTATGCACTCAGTAAGTCATTCATACAGGACATTCAGTATACTGTCATTGATGAACCTGAACTTGAGACACTGTATCTAATGAGTCAATGTGCAGGCGGAATCTGTGCAAACTCTAGCTTCTCATGGTGGGGTGCATTTCTCAATCCTCATCGAAAAATCGTAATGCCAGACAAGTGGTACCCACATTCGACGATGAATACAGAAGGGTATTACTTTCCAGGAGTTATCAAATGTCCAGTGTAGACATTGATTTAGTGATTGGAGGAGGCAGTGTTCCTGCCTCACGATGAAGAAGTACTTCATTCCATGCAGTCTGCAGCGCTTCAATATGACGCGGTAACCAGCCGGTATCTTTAGGAAGGAATGCTTTCTTGGTTGAAACCAGTATCCAATAGATGAACTGAGGTTCTCGTTCACTGACCCCTGCCTGCCACGCTTTGAGATCCGTCGACGCTGGTTTATAGTCTACAGTTTCATCCTGAAAGACTGCGAATACACCTTTCGTTACAGTAGAACGAAGCCATTCAGATGAGAAGACCTGTTTGAATCTGAACTCTGCGTATTCACACTCATCAATTCCAGTACATTCCATCTGCATCTGCATTTGATGCACATACGCTTCAGGAATACCGTCTGATTCAGCACGAGAGAAGGGGCATTTGAACTCGACTAATCGACCACGTCGTCGAACATCGGACGGGTCTGAAGGAAAGATGATGCCATCCGGAGATGCGCCTAGGAACGAATACACTGGATGTTGAACACAGGATACATCTGTGATTGTACACTTAGTTTCGTTCTCATACAGCTCTTTCGCAATCGGTTCAAAGCGTGTTCCCCAAATCATTGCACCTGCACCATATCCACTAGAAGGTTGAGGAGGTGTTAACTTACGAACTATCAATGACCGACGTGTTTCACCGCCTGTAAAGAGTTGATAGACTTCTGAAGCTGTAATCATCTCGCCTCGTTTTGCATGCCATGCGGACGTGCGCTGATCATTCATACCATACACACGAATCGTTCGTCGTACACATCGGTCTCTCATCCAGATGCGTCCAAGTTCTCCGTTCATCGCCTTATCAAATGCAGTTAACACGCAGCGTCTGACCTTTGTATAGCTCACATTCGTAAGTAAGGTAATCAACATAATCAGATATTTAAGACGTTTACGTGAACTTGTATACGGTGGTTCTCGGAGCCATTCCGTCACCACGGATTCCATTGCGTTTATCTATGCGTCAGGTCCGAAAACTCATTTTCAGTGC